TCGCCGTCGTGGTTGTGATGGTAATGTGTACTCGAAGGGTGGCTATCGCATGCGATGCTTTTTCAAGCATGACAAAAAAGTGTGTCCGAAGAGTGCCAGTTGCGTCGATCGCAATTGCACTCGCCAACACAATTTATGCGTCAATGATATGAATTGCGTCGATTCGCAATGTAATTTGACACATTTGCGTCTCCGTGGTGATCGGAAGCGGGAGTGGCCCGTTGTGTCGAACGAGTCTCAAGCTGAGTCGGCTCCGCGAAAGATCGTCAAGCGACCCACCGCCCAGGAGGCCGCCGCTGCAGCTAAGCTGGCTCGTGAACAAAAAGAGTTAGCTGACAAAGCAGTTGAAGACGCCAAGCGGCAGGTTGCCAAAGCGAAAGCAGCTGAAGCCAAAGAATCTGCCGTCAAGCTCAACGCTAAGGCGCGCAAGTATCAGAAGCACAAAGAGAAGAAGGAGGCTTTGCGCAAGTCCCGTGCTGAAGAGAAAGCGAAAGGCGACGCCAAAGCGGCTCAGCGATCAGCTGTCGTTGATCTTGAGTTTGGCGACGCAAAAATGAAAGTACCTGAAGATCAGAAGGATGCGATTCTTCGAAAGATGCAGGAAATGAAGACTATGGGTGCGGTTTTCGTGAAGACTGCTCAGCTGGAGAGTTTGGCTCCCAATACCGGCATTTCGGCCAAAGATGCGTCGCGTCGGTGCTTTTCGTTGTACGCCGAAGGCACCAATGACGCCGTCGGCGAAGGCTATATGGTGCGTGATTGTCTCGTTACAAGCGCCCACGTCTGGAACGACTGGCCGAAAGTCGAGATTGGCTTTTGGAATGGTCAACGCGTTAAGACGGAGAAGAGTCAGTGGACCATTAGTGCCACTGAATTTGACACGTCTACGTTAACTCGGGGTCAACTTAAAGTTCAGATTCCTGAGTTGCAAACGTTCGCGTTGGTCGAGAAACCCAGTGAATTGCCTCCTGGCATCGCTGGACAGGTTTATGTGCCAAGCACAGGCACGTTTACTCCGTGTCGTTTGTCAGATACATATCACAATGCATCGACTGTTCGTGGTCATTCCGGTTCGCCCGTTATTGTCAACGGCCGCTTGTTCGGCATGCACATTGCGGGTTGCGGAAACGACGCCAGCGGCAATACCATGCCGAATCGCATGATCCCGGCGGCGCAGATTGGCGCTGTCATTGCGAAACGGGGAAACTAATAGCGCCTGATAGTTCGTACGATTGGGATTCGTTTAAGATCTTGTACGGACTACGCAGTAAGCCGCGCACCGTGTTTTCGAAGATGAATCACGTGGGGTGGCTCCAGATGGATCAGTTTGTCAAGCATATTGATCATATTGGTTTCGTCCAGCGCTATAAGTTACCTCACATGAAAGAAATTGTTAATGACCACGCTCGTGCATACATGAATCAGTATCGATTTGTAGTCCCTCCGGACGCTTATCGAGTTCCGACGCCGAGCTTGAAGATGAGTTATGAGCAGGTCGGTGCTTATGTGCCGCACCCGTCCGACCTCACTGAAGAGCAATTGCGCCCTGCTAAAGCTATAGCGCGCGCGTTTGTTTATCGGCAGCTGTTGCGACCGTGTGACGGTTCTAAATTGTCAACGTATGATCAGATTCGAGAGGATGTCAACCAGCAGACGAGCCCAGCCTGGCCGTATAATGGTTGTGAAAGTATCGAATTCCCTACGTTGCAAACTAAAGGAGCCGTTCTCGCCTATCTGGGTGACACGCATCGGCAGAAGGTGTCGTACGTGCTACACAAATTTGATGAGCAAGTTCGCACAAAGACAGCAACGCGTTGGCCTGTTGTCTATGTTGCACAGCTGAAAGAAGAAGTGCGCAAGCACTTGAAAGCCGCGCGCAATTTTCAGTCCGGGCCGCTGGACTTTTACTTTGCCCGCGCTACGTACTTGCGCGATATGAATGATCGTTTGATTGCGATGAATACTCGCAAGCTGCCTTTATGCCCGCCGCTATCTACGTGGTACAACCCTGGTTACAACCAGTATCACGGAAACTGGCATCGCATGCACAGCAAACTGTGCAAGGTGTCCGGGCCCGAAGGTCGTGTTTTTAGTTACGACTTTTCTGGGTGGGATCGTAGCGTTGTGGAGCATTGGCTAATCGATGTTGTTGACATCGA